GATGGGCCCACATCGGAAACTGTTTTAGATCCATGCAATGGCGATGTAAAAATTCATCCCTTAACGATTGTGGCGAGTATTTCAGCGAATGAAGAGAATTGGAAAGAGCATCTTAAATGATTTTGTTCGAAGACGCGCAAACGAGTAGTGGCGATGGCTATGGCTATGGCTATGGCGATGGCTATGGCGTTGGCGATGGCTATGGCGTTGGCGATGGCGATGGCGATGGCTATGGCGTTGGCGATGGCTATGGCTATGGCTATGACAATGGCAATGGCAATGGCAATGGCGTTGGCTGGTAATTTAAATGATTTTGTTCGAAGACGCGCAAACGAGTAGTGGCGATGGCGATGGCAATGGCAATGGCAATGGCAATGGCTATGGCGATGGCGATGGCTATGGCGTTGGCGATGGCAATGGCTATGGCGATGGCGATGGCTATGACAATGGCAATGGCAATGGCAATGGCAATGGCGTTGGCTGGTAATTTAAATGATTTTGTTCGAAGACGCGCAAACGAGTAGTGGCGATGGCTATGGCTATGGCGATGGCGATGGCGATGGCAATGGCAATGGCTGTGGCTGGTAATGTTAGACAGAAAAGGAGTTGATTTCGTTGAACTTAAGACAAATTGAAATCTACAGAAAACCTCATCCAAGTGGCCTAGAGCATTTCCCAGGTGATAACTTTGGTTGGTTTATGATTCCATCTCACCTTAAAGAGCGTGGTAAAGGAAAAAATAAAACCCTTGCCGTGATGGTGGCACCTACTGATTCAAAGTGGCAACACGTTTCAGTGTCAGGCATCTACACGCCATCATGGGATGAGATGTGTTTTATCAAAGATTTGATTTTTGATTTTGATGAGGTCGTTGTCCAGTACCATCCGCCGCGCACAAGTTATGTAAACTTAATGCAAACTTGCTTACATCTTTGGCGCCTTAACGATGGCAGGGATTTCCCCATGCCTCCGATTGAATTGGTTTAAGAGAAGGTAGTTTTTAAATGAAAGCATTGTTGATACTAGAGGCAGTCAGGAGGCTACAGGATCTCTTGGAAGAGACGAGCGGAGACGCTGAACCATTAATTGAAATACGAGTAACTCAAAAGACCTACCGTGATCTCCGACACATGTTATTGTTTCAATGTCCGCCACCAGCAATAATGCAAGCACAAGAAACCATTCAAGAGCCAAGTGTGAAAATTGCAGGAGTAAGGATTGTGGAGTAAATAACTATGGGCACAAAGAAAAAAGCACCACAAAAACCAAATCAAAACCTAAGTACTAAAACATGGCTTTCGGTAAAAGAGCTCTCCGAGTATTTAGGAATCAGCAAAGAAACAGTTTATCGCCTTTTGGACAAAAAACAAATTCCCTCTCGGCGCATAGGAAGGCTTCACAGATTCTATAAAGTAGAGATTGATAAATGGATGTTAAAACATTGACCTGGAAATGCACAAAGGCAAGTCCTCCTCCACACGAGGTTTTGATTTTACTTAAGTTAGTTAAGGTTAATTCTCGCGGGGAAAAGACAAGAACTATTTACCGAGGTAAGCGCACCGTAAACACAGACAGTGTTGTTGATGTAGATGGTAACAATACCCTTCCTTTTCCTCTCTACAAAGACTATCAGTATTGGATGGAGCTTAAGTGAAAGAACGAAAGCGATCAGATTGGGAGACTAAGAAATCTATTGAGCATCGAGGCTACACGATACTGCGCACATTTTTCAGAGTGAGTGGCTCAACTAACAATCATCCTTGTGCTGACAACAGGAAGCGCTTACAGGGGTATGAGTGCTTTAATTGGCAGACAGGGGAGATCATCGAAATTGTGGGCGACTATAAGACGGCTTTTAAAAAGCTTAATGAAATATTAGATGTAAGAGAGAAAGGTAAGTAATGGCAAAAGAAATTATCATTCCTGAGAGTAAAGATCATTGGCTTGAGTTAAGAAGAAAGGACATCACTTCTACTGAGGTCTCAGCGCTGTTTGGTTTATCACCTTATCTGACAAAGTTTGAGTTATGGCACAGAAAGCATAATGATGTGACGGTGGAGTTTGAAGAAAATGAGAGAATGAAGTGGGGCAATCGGTTAGAAGAGAGCATTGCTCATGGTATTGCTGAGGATCTGGGTTGGGAAATAAGAAAGAAGTCTGAGTATGTTAGGGACTCGGAGCTTCGCATTGGCGCAAGCTTTGACTATGAGATCACTGATGTTGCAGCAATTCTTGAGATTAAAAATGTTGATGGTTTAGTTTTTAAGCAAGGGTGGATCTTAAACGAGGAAGACACCTTAGAGGCGCCAACACAAATTGAATTGCAAATCCAAATGCAGATGCTAGTAACAGGTTTTAATAAGGCTTATCTAGGCGCCCTGGTGGGAGGGAATAAGGCTTACATCATAGAAAGAGATAGGGATGAGGAGATTCAGGAATCCATTATTAAGCAGTCTAGTTTGTTTTGGAAGTCAATTGATGAGGGCATTGCTCCTGAGCCGGACTTTGAAAAGGATGCTGCTTTTATTAGCCAGCTTTATTCCCAGTCAAACCCCAACAAAGTGATGCCTGCCACAGGGGAAATTGACATTGTTGCTGAGCGCTATCGTCAAGTGAGTGAGAAGATCAAGGAGCTTGAGGCGGTGAAGGCGGCGCAAAAGGCAAAGCTCTTGACGATGATGGGTGACTGCGCAAAAGTCTTAGGTGAGCGCTATAGTATTTCATCAGGAATGATTGGTGAGAAAGAGATTTCTTATGTCCGCAAAGGCTACCGAGATTTCAGGATTAACTTTAAAAAATAGAAGTGCTCTGCTGGCTAAGGGGTGGGGAAGTGCGCACGGTGTATTTAAAAAACGCAGACCCAACAATGGGTGGGTTTATTAATTTCCCTTTACCTGCTGGCCCTTATTTAGAGTTTAAGCAGGAGCGAATTGACGTGGATCAGTTTGCTGGGCTTCCGTGGCACAAGGCACTAGCTTACGTTGGTCAAGAGCATATAGTTTCTCAATTTGATCTTAGGCCAGGGCACTATATGCTTGGCAATGTGAGCGGAGAGGCTCAGGTGATTGGCGCATTTTTGGTTAAAAGAAACTAGTCAAAGAGGGGCTTTTCATTGGGCGTGGGTTTAAGGGGTAGGCATGAAAGAAGATAGAGCTGTTTATCTGGATGCTCAATCCAGCGAAGGTAAGTTTTACTCAAGTTTTCCTGAGAGTCCACGCATACCGCAAAGCCATGCTTCCCAATCACGTCCACAAGATATCTGCGTTGAGCCTCACGAAGAGTGGATCTGCGACCCTTGGCCTTTAATTCGATGGCAACAAAAACACCTTGATCTGTTAAACCAACAATGTCAGCAAATCCAGCTTTGGCTTGACCATGAACGAAGCGTCCGGCACGAGGAGAGAAGACAGCTTTGGACTCAACAATTGACACGGACCATCCTTGAGATTTGCACCATGCTAATACTTGTTTCTCTGTCTCTTTTTCTGGCTTGGCGTTTTTTCTAGTGGGCCCTGCGGAGAGCTTATCTTGTTTTTCAAGGTATCTGTGGATGGCTGACTTGATACTGTCTTTGTAACTCATATATAGTTTTTACTTGGAAAAGGAAAGGAAGACAAGATGCGAAGCTTGGTAAGTGAGGTTAGGATTGAGTCAAGATGTACCAGCAGTGCATGCGCATCAGGAGTATCGTCTGCGTACGGTGTTGTTAAGAGTGTTCGCCGCAACACAATAGACTGTCCTGACTGTGGGAGTGTGTTAGTTTGGGTAAAGAACAAGGGGAAATTTCCCATGCGTGAGCACATCTCTGATCGGAAGCGATCTCTTGAATCTAAAAAAACTTATATGGACTACTAGACAGAGCGTGGGTTTTGGTCTAGGTTTACTTACTAGATTAATATAGTAAGAGGTTAGAAATGTCAAAGTCAGTGAGTCGCGTTGATGAAGTCCGCAACAGTTTAAAGCAAATGGAGCCACAGTTTAAGATGGCTCTTGCTAAGCATGTTTCGTCAGAGAAGTTTTTACGCGTGGTGCAGACTGCGATTCAAACCAACCCTAAGCTTTTAGAGTGTGATCGAACAAGTCTTTTTGCTGCGTGCATGAAGGCTGCGCAGGATTCATTATTACCTGATGGGAAAGAGGCAGCTCTTGTGCCATTTAAAGGGCAAGTGCAGTACATGCCCATGGTGGCAGGGATTCTTAAGAAGGTGAGAAACAGTGGTGATTTATTGAGTCTCACGTCTCAGGTTGTTTGTGAGCATGATGTTTTTAATTACTGGATTGATGAGCGTGGAGAGCACATTGAGCATCGGCCTCAAATGTTTTCAGATCGAGGGGCAATCATCGGAGTCTATGCCATGGCTAAGACTAAAGATGAGGGCATCTACATTGAAGTTTTAACGATGGATCAGATTGGAAAAATAAAGGCTGTTTCAAGGGCATCAAATGGTCCCTGGGATGGGCCTTTTGCCACAGAGATGATGAAGAAATCAGCCATCAGAAGGTTATCAAAAAGACTTCCCATGAGCACTGATCTTGAAAACACAATCTCAGCAGACGATGATATGTATGAGTTTAGCCCTCCCCAGGAAGAGGTGAATGCTGAGATGAAAAATGTAAGTGAGAGTAGTGCGCCTACAAAAAAGACATCTCGCGTAAAGGCTCTTATTTCTAAGGTCGAGGGTAAGGAAGTCTTTGCGGAAGAGGCTTCTGCGGTAGACCTCCCTCCACCAATGAATGAATCAGAAGATATTCCAATTTAAGAAAGGACATAAGCGCGTGGCGAAGATAGTTTTAACTATTGAAGATGTTGTTGGTGGAAAAGTAAGGGTAGTGAGTGAGCCTTCGTTTGAGAGCATGATGAAGATGAATGCCTCAGGAGAAGACCTTACAGCAGCACATGGCTACGCCCTTGTTGCCATTAATCAGATTCGCAGAGTGGCTAAGGAGCAAGATAGCTCAACACTTATTAAGATTCCCCGACTAACAAAAAGCCCCTACTAACAAAGTAAGAGAACATGGACGATAGTTTAAAAAAACAACTTGGAAAGCTTGTAAGATCCTACCGATTAAAGCGCAATCTTACTCAAGCAGAGCTTGCACTAGCCATTGGTAAGTCGTCTATTTTTGTCAGCTCCATTGAAATTGGAAGATCATCTCTTCCTGTAGAACTCTTTGGTGTGTTAAGTGTAGTGCTTGAAATGCAGGCCTCTGATACATCCAAGGCCTTTAAGCTCATACAAAAAGATGCGACCAATAAGATAAGAGATGGATTTGAAAGAGGGGTGCGTAGTGCAAGAGCCTCTATCTGAAATTGAAAATACAATCTTTAATACACTCGTTGGTATTCATTCAAGCGTTGAGACTTTGCAGTGCTTAGTGGTGATGGCGATTGCGCAAAGAAATGCTCTCATTCAAGAGATGTCTCCGCACAACAAGGCTGAGATTAAGGAGAAGTTTGACCAACAAATCATTAAAGAAATCATCACCCTAACCACAAAGAGCATTGATAGTGGACCAGAAAATAATAATTAGCACAGCTTATTCTGTGATTTCAACACTGATCTTGCTACTTGTCTCTGTGCTGGGGTGGATTTTTAATTCAAAGCTTAATGATGTGAAAGAGGCGTTTACGAGTTTTGATAGAAGGATTGCTCGCTTTAACGATGATCATGGCAACGTGCGAATAGAGCTGACAAAGCTTTCAGGCAACATGAACAATGTTAGGGAGCGGGTTGAGCGCATGGATCAAGCAATGAGTTTAATCTTAAGTGAACTAAGAGAAAGAGCTAGACTTGAAGCTCGCCTTGAGATTGCCGTAAAATATGCCGAACAAATCCCTGAGCTTAAGAAGGATTTAGATAACCTATATAAGAGAGTAAGAGAGGTTGAGGTTGGTCACACTGTATGACATAGCGTGCGAGTTTGGTCCAGTCTATCAAGATATTGAACTCGACTGTAAGCCTGTGCCTCCTGACTTATTTTGGGAGGAGCTTTGCCTCCTAAACCCTGATCTTTCTACCTGCAAGCACAAGGGTGAGCTTTTAAAAAAACAAATTTATGATTGGGTTTTACACACCATTTACAGAGATCATCGAAACAACAGCATTGGCTTTTCCTTATACTCTCCCTCAGGCCATGTGCGCGTAACTAATTTTAATCAATCTCGCCGTGGTTACATGAAAAAAAAGCAGTACATGGTTGATGTTACTAACTACAAAGGTGAGTGGCTTAAGGCTGTTAACGTGGCAGAAGTTGATTTTGTTACTGATGCTTTCAAACAAGCTATAAACTTGGAGATACAATATAGTGCCAACCATGTATGAGGCTCGGTATAATTTCATACTAGGCAAGATGCAAGCTATGTTTGACCTAGCGATATGGCGAGATGGGGTGCCTGTTGTTGGCGTATTAGAAACCCCATATTCCGTGGTGAAGAGTAAATTTGAAGATGAGCTAGCTGAGATTAGGCGGCGCACTGGGCGCACGCATTGTGATTTAAGTTCATGCTCAGGCTGTGCTGATTGCGAAACAGCACTAAGCGCAGGAGTTAACACTCATGAGTGATGAAAGTTTTGTTGACGACAAGGCAAAAACCCAAAGAGCTCTTGATCCTGGGGAAAGACTTGAGTCTTCGCTCAGATCAGAGGCAAGGCGTAAGGTTTTAAAAACAATCACAGCAGCAATATCTGTTGCCTTTTGGATCATGCTTGCAGTATTTGTGGTAGCACTTTATTTGGCAATGCCAATGGATGTACCGCAATGATCTGTAGAGTATGGCCTACTTTAAAGGCGATTTTTATTTTAATTGTTTTGTTCTTTTCTTTGTTTTTTGTAATGCTGGCAAGTTTCTATTTAACGGCTCGGTGAGACAAGCTCAAAGTGTGGAAGGTCTTTAAACTTCTCATTCTTAAAGATTAGATCTCCATCCCAGTCGCCCCCCCACCTAACCTTAATCCCCATGGCCTTAGCAGTGGCTTGCACAAAGCCAGCAAAGTGATAGAACCTATTAAGATCCAGCCAATCAATAGGATAAGGGACAACATCAACAGCATTACTAGGCATCTGGTTATGTTTTGATAGTGGAAATTTAAGCTGTGATTTCCCTGTTTCAAAAGCCTCGGTCTGCTCTTTTTCTCCGCGATAGCCACAGATGATAGTGCAATCGTAGTGTTTAATTACTTCGACAAAAAGATTTTGCAAGTCAGGGTGGCAAGAGGCAAGCTTTAGAGTGCTGGACTTACTAAAAGATGGCATTACTTACTTCCTGTGGCATGGCCAATAATAAGGCCAACAACAAGAGCTGTGAAGCTAGAAAGATAAATGTTCTTTTTAGTGCAGTCTTCAAAGGCATAGTCGCTCTCATCCTTCTCTTCTTGCAGCTCATACATCTCGGCAATTTGCATAGCTTTAGAGTAGTCTTTATAGCGAGGCTCAGATACAAGCACACCATAAAATGGCGCAGGCTGATTGATTCCTAGGATAACATCATCAGGCTCAGCATCATCAAAAGAGATGTCTTTAGCTCTTGTTACGCTCATTGTTATGGTCAACAAGATCGCTAAGGTCAGTGACATCAATTGCATCTGTGATCTCCTCTTTTTGATCTGCTATTTCTTTTGCTCGCAACAGCCTCTTTGCTTTGGCCTCAACCCTGCTAAGTGCGAAGATCTTAAACCCAACAAATACAGCCGCAATGGAGCCAATGATTGCAAGTATCTTTTCCATGCTATTCAACCTTGTCTTTTTTTTCAGCAAACTTTTGAACAACTTTAGGGGCAAAGGCTGCAGCAATCCACGCTGAAATAATGGGGAAAGAGTCTTGTGTGTTTTCTCTTCCAAAAGCAATTACTGATAAGACCATGGCGCAGATTAAAGCGAGAAATGAGTTTACTCTTAAAGAGCTTGGATTGCCATTATCATCTTTAAAAAGACTTAATATCGCTTGCATCTTCTCTCCCCCCCACTTGTACAAATTAGCTTAAATTAAAATGCTCAATGATGTTCTTTAACAGATCTTTGATTTCAGGTAGTGTTAATTTATCGGCATTTCTATAAGCATCTTTAATCCGTTTAGCTCTTGCCACAGAGGCAAGCTTTGCTTGCTCTTCCTTTTCTTTTGCCAAAGCCTCACGATCATCTTTTGCCTTTAACTTTTCTGGGTTTACCACAGCAATATATGTTTCTGGCCCTACTCGCATCCCAGGCAAACTTTCCTCTACAAGAACTAAGTCAATGATACTAACATCAGTGCATACAGAGCCATCAGGCATTAGTGGAGCTTCACAAATCATGTCTTTAGGAGTGAAGCCAGAGACAGATTCTACTCGAAAGTTTTGAGGAGTACCTCTTAGGATTGTCTTCATTATTTGAGTCTCCTGCCGTTGAAATTGTATGTGATAATTTTTGGATAAGTAACGTTTGTAGCAAATGCTTTTAGATAGTATGTCGTTGGTTCTGTAACCGTAACTCTGTAATTTAAAATAGTTACTGAGCCAGAGACAAACTCTGTGTTTATAGTACATATTGAGTGGTTGATGCCGTTACTGATGTCAGCAAACGATGAACCCGAGTTTTGGGTTATTGCTATTTGAATGTCATTAAGACCTGTTGCGCCTTGGTTTCTTGCACTTAAAAACCCACACAACTCCCATGTACCAGGTGTCAGTTCTCTTGATGTAACATCGCCCCAAGTAGCACTGGCACCCGGAAACGCCGAATTGGGGTAAGCCCCCAAAGTAAACACCTCATAAGGACTATAGACGCCTATTGTGGTGAAGTCTGGTTGCTTGGTTATAGAGAAAGTGTTGTAGACCTGCGTGGAAGTAAACGCCGGCGTTGTTAAATTTGTATTCGAGTATATACCAATTGTATCACCGGTTTCTGCTTGAATTATAGTAGAATTATTATTCTGACTATCACCTACACCTGTAACATATTTATAAGATGCCGAAACTACCGTTCCATTTTTACCAATGCCGGTTCTAATATAACCTGCCGCAGTTGTATGTGACATCGAATAACTACCCTCAACTAGGTAATTTCCTGGGGAAGGTACCGTATAGAGCCCCGTACTAGAGTCGTACCCACTAAAGTTATCTTTGTACGTTTGACCTGTACCATACTTTACAATATTATCAGCAGCTCCCAATGTTCCAGTAAGTGAAGTCGATGCAATCTCGAGTTTAGCACTTAACAAATTCGCCTGAGTGGTGCTCATTGTTGTCGAGCTGTTTGCCCATTCGGTGATGGGGACTTCAAATTTTACACTAATGTATGCGCCTGACCCCACAAGCGAGCTTCCGTAACTAGCTGTACTCTCCACTACTGTTGATGACCTGTATCCTAGTTGCACGTAAGAGGCTGACGCTACCCCCAAAACTGTAATATTACTATAATAAGTCGTCGATGCTGTAGCATCGGTTGTGCCCTTGCCAACAGTCGAGCTGTTTGCGAACTTAGAGCCGTCTGCCGTAACGTTACCATTTACACCATTAGCTCCATAAGAAATTGTTGCTGTGGTAGCGGATACGGTCCCTGCAATAAATTTACCGGTCACCTGTAGTGTATCTCCTACTCTCCGACTATAGAAGGCAACAGCGGTTGGTGTCCCAAATCCTGTAAATGTAGGAGTGTATGACTGCCACTCACTAACTATAGGCATATTATAAAACGACTCAGGACCTACTCGCACATTATCAATGATTATCTTACTATTCGACCCTGGAGCACTTAGCCCAAAGATGCGAACTTCATAGTCAGTTGAGTCACTAGCAGCATACCATTGACCAATGAACTTACGAACATCTGTCTCACCGCCTGTGGCTTTAAGCATTCCATCAAAATCTTCTGTAGCGTTTACATTGATGTAAGCAGCGTTAGTATTGTCATAGATGCGTACTTCAACATCATCACTAGTGTAGTTAGAGTCAGTAGCGTATTCAAAGGATAGAGTAAGGGGTTTACCTTTGTCTGCTGGGTCAATGGGGTCTAGGTCTAAGGTGAGAAAATCAGTACCAGTAAAACTAGAACTCATGGTGATAGCTAGGGACTGTGTACCACGAATTTCGGTGGTTGTTTCTGCTGCTGAGGTGAAGTAGGTGCCGTCTGTGACTCCTGTAGTGACGTTGGCTTCAAAGTCTGTGTTAACAGCATAATTAATTCCACCTGCTCCGCCTGCACCAACTTCTGTCTCCACCCCAGACGCATCTAAGATAGCAAGCTTTCCGCTATCATCTTTGACATACATTTTGTAATAACCACTTGAGGGATTCGCGGGCGTACTTGCCTGACCATCCATTGTCACAATGTCAGTGTTGGGAGTGTTCAAAGTAGGACTATTCAGAACTGTCACCATTCCAAAAGGAATAGATGTCCAATCATCAGGAGATGCATCAGTGTCAGGCACAAGGTTAACGCCTTGCTTTTGCACACTAAGCACATAGCTTGCGCTTCCATCAATAGTGTCTGTGCCATCTCTATTAATAGTTACGGTATTAGCAGAGGAGTCTGACTTAACAAAACCAATTGCCCATGGGCCAGCCAAAGAAAGAGATGCAATGGATGGAAGGTTAATCACCACATTACCACTTGTACAATCAACAGTGATAAGCTTCCCCGAGTCACCATCAACAATACTTACCGGAGAGTCTCCAAAGACTTTATAAACAACATCATTCCACAAGGAGGCTGCGGCATAGGTGGCAGCATCACTAGCACTTGAGGCGGCATCATTGGCATATTTCTTTGCTGAATATTCTGCATCATCAACAGTGCCACTTGTATAATTGGCCCAGTCTTTAGCTGAGCCACTACTTGCTACGCCACGAGTCTGAGTGCCAAGGGCCCACTCTTTTGATGAGTATCCAGAAGAGCCATCAACAGGCACAGATGTATTTTGTGCCCAGTCTTTAGCTGAGCCCCCGAGGGTTGAGCCTGTGTTAGCATCCTGAGCCCAGCTCTTTGCTGAGCGTGAGTTAGCAGAAGCACCAGTAACATCAGCACCAGTGTCTTGAGCCCAGCTCTTTGCCGACCCTCCTGTTGAGGCTTGAGTGCCTTGAGCATACTCTTTAGAAGAAAACTCTCCCCCAGCCACAGCCGCAGAGGTCTTTGTTGCCCAGCTCTTTGCGTCTCCCCCTGATGGTTGACCCGAGCCAGTGCCCCCAATCGCGTAAGCCTTGGCTGAGTTATCCGTGGAAGCCACAAGATCATCAGTCGTTGTCGCCCACTGAGCAGCCAAAGTGGCAGAAGCATCTGCTGCAACAGCATAGCCCTGAGCGTTGGAAATCTCTGTTGTTGTTGGCCCGACTGTAAAGCCATCACCATCTGTATTTGTAACTAAAGCAACACTTGCTTCGCCAACCATGGTGGCAGGAATAGTGGCATCAAAGTCTGCAACAGCAATAGTCTCAGCAAGTTTAATAGACCGATCAAGCTCATCCTGTTGTTGTAGGTCTGCCATAGTCAGCTTATCAAAAACATCCTCATGGATCTCAGGATAAAAAGCGCCCTGATTTCTAATGTCTGTTTCTTGAGTTAAAGAAACCACGCGTCTAATGGTTAATATCCATCCGCTCTCTAAATACCCACTGCCATCAATCCAATCAAAGGCACCGTTAACAAGGGATATAGACCCACCGGAAGACTCGCCCACATCTGCCACAGTGTAGTGAGTAGTTAGCGTTAAGGTAGTTTCTACCCCTGCAGAACTTCTTACCGTAACCAGAAGATCTGAGTTTAAGAATATCTTATAAGTGTAGTCGTAGTCAGCCGTTGTGCCGTTTCCGGTATAAGATACGCGATTTGTTGTAGACGAAAAAGACATCAATGCCCCCTGTTGATCACATTAGAATTTAGCTCATTGCCATGGTCAATCATTTGCCAGGCCTTCCGGTTATAAGTCCGCGAGTGTAGTCTATAGGACCACTCGGATTCGCCTTGCCACTTTCAACATCCATCATGTAAGTGATCGGCTTAGATAAAGGCAAAACTGGTAAACCTGTTATAACGCCCATTGCCATAAGAGCATCTCTAACACCCTTCTTGGTGAGCTCTTCTTTTTCTACGCCCATCACCAAAGCTGCAGGCACGCCTACGACTGAATCAATGGTCGAGATCACAGGGGAGAGTGAGAGTCTGCCGCCCTGTGGTCCTTTAGTGAAGCGATCAATTGCTGCAACCATGGTCTGCCCGCCATAGGGCACTGTTGCTAATAGTGTTCGCGATTGAGAGCTGGCAAATAGTTTTAACAAATCATCTAGGTACTCATCATCATCATCATCATCAAGGCCTCGCCCTGACATCATCTGCATGATGGCTTCTGATAAAACAGCAGGAAGCATGAAGCCTGTTAGATATAAATAGAAAAGCTTACCCTTACCTTTTTTAATGCCCATTTCTCGAGCAATCCTTACCGCCTCGAAAGCGTTAAAGTTTGCGAGCATGTTAAAGTATCCCACAAATTGTTTAAACAACAGCGCTGTGGCCGTGCCTGTTTCAAAGCGTGAGACATCCTCAGGACTCATTGAGCCTTGCGTGAGCCTCACCGCTCCATCAGCAAACACCACAGACTCTCTCTCTGTCTTCCCTTCACTAATGGCCTGCTCATACGCGCCCGACCATACCACTGTGTTAACAATGTTTTGCGTTACAACCTGGGCAAAGTAAGCATGCTTTTTTGAGAAATCAGAAAACTTCTCAAAGGTACTAGGGTCAACAATGATCCGCTCAACGGATTGATGAATCTCAAAAAGATCAGAGGCTTGAGTGGATTTAAGCCAATCTGACTTAGACTGGTTTTCAAGAGCAAGCTGATTGGGCCCACTAATGTATCTCACCATCGCGTTTCTCAGATACTTAGGATTAACTTTTGCCGCCGCTATAATTACCCCAGTAAACTGCTGCATTGCGTTTGGGATATTAGCGAACATAATATTTCTGCCCACCGCAGACCTGAGAAATCTTGCTGCTGTATCAAGCCCCCTGCCTAAACCATCCTTTGAAGGCTCAACAACCTTTTGACTTGCAGCCCTTTGAAGCCATGGAATCACGGCTTCGTTAATGATGTGCGGGTCCAATTTATTCATCTCGGTCTGAAACTGCCTATTCATCATCACTCGAGCAGCATCTCTTACCACAGGCTCAATGTAAGAAAACCGCATTGCCCAATCTAAATGAGCTCCCAACACTGACATGTTTAAAAGAAGCGGGGCAGCATATCTTTCTACTCGAGCCATGGTGGCGCCGCGTCCTGTGGTTGGAAAAGAGAATGCCGAGGCCACATCATCAAAGGCATTTTTTTGTTCACGGATATTGGCATCCACAGCTTTTGATGGGTCCGCTTTTGCTGGGATATATCCACCCCGATAAACTCCAAAGGGAGTTTCAATTTCATTGGCCGTGATCTCGCTAAAATAAAAGCCCATGATTTTTTTATGAGCCTTCTGAGTGTCAGGCTTCATGCTCTCCATTAAGTCCCAGACGCCTTGAGCAAGGTCCATGTCTTCTGCAGTAAGAATTCTCTCCTTGTACATGCGAGCCCTAAAACTATCCCAGGCACTGCGATCAAAAGAGCCATCCTCGGCCATCTCAGTTAAGCCCCAACCAGCTAAAAGCTTATAGAGATTTGAGTCGTTTCCTGAGTGCAGCACAGCCATAATGAGCTCACTCTTGTTGTTAAAAAAGACACCGCTTCCTAACTCAGGCGCCTGAATGGGCTTATTACCTTTAAGGCGATGGCTATATTTTTTCAGCAAATCTCTGTAAGATCTTAACTTCTCAGTTTTTTTAAGCCTGTAGTTTGTAATAGCATCACTTACAGGTTGGAAAACATACTTCCTAAAAGGCCCACCAAAGCTTACATCCATGGCATCAGCCCAATGCTCAATGCGAACAAGCGAGGCCTTCATTCCATGAATAGAGTCTTTGAGTTTTTCCACCCCGCCTAACTCGCCAAGACTTTTTACCGCAGGCTTATCCTTAGAAACCTTCTGAGCCTGAGCTAAAAGCTCCTCTCTGATCTCATCAATGTTAACCTTGCGCCCCTCAATCTCCATCTCCCTACTAGATCTTGCCAAATCCACAAGGGCTGTCACCGCATCTCTTAGCGATATAAACTGACCATAGGTCAGATGCCTATAGTCCTCTGCCCCAGCCACAGGCATTGCCTGCTCAAGCAACACAAGGGCATTGTCAAAGAGCTGCGGATCATAACGCTTTATCGGAGCTAAATACTCCTCAACCGTCTTCTCACTACGCGTTAATCCATAAGCTGCCAAAGAGGCCCTAGCCACATTTACAAGGTTCATGTCGTAGCTCTTGGCCATTTTCTCATCACTGCGAAAGACTTTTTTAAAGTTATCCACAGCTTTTTCCACTTCTGCTTTGGCTTCGACAGAGGCAACATAGAGTTCAATATTTAAAAGCTCTCTTTGTTTGGCTTCAAAGGCCAAGGCAAACTCACCCTTGCCATAGTTATCTGCTGCTTCCCTAGCGAATCTTCGCTCAGCCAACCTGTACTGATGAGGCCTAATCTCTCTTACTGGGACTTTTGATAGGATTTGCCTCGCCTGCTCTTTAACAACATGGTCAGGTATCATGCGGCGAATGAGTCTTTGTGCCACAGTTTTAAGCACTTTCGGATCATTCTTTGCCAGATACTCAAGTTCAAGGCGCTTCATCTTTTTAAAGTTATCATTGTGCCAAGCCTTTATGGCCTCTTCTGAAAGCTCGGGGCTTTCTAATAACTCAGGAAACTCTGCCTTGAGCTGTGTGGCTACTTCCGTCTCAACAAAGTCTTTAATGCCTTTTCTGTAGGGCACAATTTCTTGAAGCATGTGCTGCCCATTCTCATAACCAAAGATCTGCGCCACCACATCAGGATGATTCCCACCATCAAGGACCATTGTTCCATGTGGAACATAGTCTGCAAAAGCAGGGTATTGTTCACGCATCACGTTAGTAGAAAGTTTTAAGTCTGACTTGATTGCATCGAGCACACGGAAAGGCAGTAATTCCTTTGCCTTAGCCATTTCTACATCATATAACTCTTTGAATTTCTTCTTATACTTTTGATCAGCCTTACGATTAACCTCTTCAATAAGCTTTCTATCAAGCTGCTCTTTAGCATCCATCTCTGCCCAAGCTATTGCATTGAGATACTCAAGCTGCTCTTTTTCGCTCAGCCCTGCTTTTGATGGATCACCAAAAACACTCTTAAACTCAAGCTTACCTTTTGCTGCATTGATCTCATCCTGGGAAGCCACCAGCCGATCAAAGACATCTCTGACCTCAGGAGTCAGCTCAACGTCTAAACCCTTAATGGTTTTGTAGATATCCGTTAACCATAGTTTAAACCTGGCAAACGCTTTAGCCAAAGCCTTACTTGGAGCCTTACCCTCCATCAAGTAAGCCTCAAAACCACGCGCAAATTGCTCATGCTGATCAACGCCTACCTGAGAAAGATCCTCAACCCCTAGCCAAGATGTAAGTGCTTTAACATCTTCCTTCACACTATCAGGGACATTCTCCTGAGAGGAAACATCTTTTAAGACCTCAAGCATGAAGTGACCTGTCTCATGTATAAAAGTTGATCTGTCTGCGCCCTTTAATAAAGCAATGTTAATTGAGTTTGCACCAATCTCAATCTTTCCCAGTGGCCCATCTTGGCCAGGTTGAAAGAGTGAAAAGCCTTGCTCAAGAGCGATCTTCTTAATCTGAGGCGTGATTTCAAAAGACAAAGCTTTCAGATCATCGGTCCCAGGTACGGTGGTAACTTCAATTTTTGTGCTCTTATCTGTTTTCTTTAAAATGTTTTTAACAACATCCGGCAAAAGCTTATCATAAAAAAACTGCATACCTTCTTTGCGTGGTTCAATGACTCCAGTTTTTGAATCAGGACTATCTCCCGCTTGCATCTTTTTCCAAACGCGGTCAGTGAGACTATTAAGAGAGCGATCTGTTTTCTCTCTTCCTAGAGTGCTCGCAATAACATCTTTTAATTCGTCTCTGTTTGTTACGCGCTCGCCATTTCTTTCGAGCAGTTCGCCCCTGGCCCTAGCTACCTCTTCAATATCCATCCCATCAGCATTTCCACCGCGCTGCTCTGCTGACCCTACTAGCCAAAAATCATCAAGTTTTTTTACTTTCATTCCTGTCGTGACGGCGTCCTGCTTTGCATTTTTGATTGAGAGATATTGATCAGCCTCTGATTTTTTGATCAGAGAATCACGCACGGCTACTCTCATCATTGAGGCGTAGTCATGGCGCTCCCTATAAAAATCAACATCAAAGCCTTTAGCTATTAACGAGTTTTCAACATTTTGTAGATAGTCAGGATTGGTTAAACGCTCAAGAGTAAGCTCAGCTAAGCGCTTATCTTTTATGATGCCAAGATTTTTTATCTCTTGGCCCCTCTCATCAACAATAACATAGCTTTCCTCAGTGTTCTTAACCCATGAAACATGATCAGTGCCCCACCGTTCAACATGGATCTCCGCAGGTGTCCATGATATAGCATCATAATTCTCTTCTGCTGCTAAACGAATAATGCGTTTTATTGCAAGCGAAGCCCATGCATCAGTCTGTTTAAAAGGCGCATCGGGGACATGCTTGGCCAATTCCTTGGCCTGTTTTCTTAAATCAATGAGCTTTTGATTTAACTCTTGATAAAGCATTGCCTCATCAAGAACTATGTCGTTATTGATACTAAAAGTCTCAGCCATCTCAGCGCGGATTGACGTTTTTATTGCATCAAATAAATTAACCCTGCTAAAACCAGCAGCTTTAAAGTCAATCTCAGCTTCAAGCTTTTTGCCCAAGCTGTCCATTTCTAACAGTATGGATGATTGTTTATTGTCAATTTCTTCTAGCTGTCTCTTATAATTTTCGTCTTTGTAGCCACGCTCTCGCCCCTGCTGATGCCAGTCACTTTGTATCTCTTCAATAAAAAGAGTTTTCTTCCCATTTTCGTCAATGCGATCACTGATTCGGACATGAGCCATAAAATTTTGGTAGCCGCGAAAGTGAGTATCGTAAGTAAAAGTCTTTTCTGTTTTTGGCAAGGTTAACAGTAACTCTCTGTAATTACTTTTCTCCCCAGGTACAGTGTAGCTTTGCCAATTTGATTTACCTACAATCTTATTTATACCATTTGCTTCATCTGCCTCTGGTTTTTGCTCTGGCTCGGGAGAGATCACTCCCTTGTCAACTAAGTGCCTCAGCGCCTCTTCTTTCGCTAATTCAATAGTTTTTGCCTCAAGATTAATTACTGTCTCCTGATCATTGCCATCAGCATCTTCTTGAGTAAGCGTAAATTTATATCCAGATTTTTTACTGCCAAAAATAAATCCGTTGGGATAACCATTTGTGATGTTAAATTTAAATTTATTCTTTTCGTTTTCTACATCCTCATACTGCACCCTGACCTCTTCTTTTGCTGCAAACAAAAGATCATTCTCAACTTCTTTTAAAAACTCATCAGGGTCATCTTTGAACATTGAGTTTCGCTCTTCTGAGAGCGCTCTCATTCTTGCTGGCTCATCCTTTAAAAGTGCTTTTGCCTTCTTGGTGATTGTTGCATCAGAGGGGTAGGATGGGACCGGACGTGACCACTTAACATCGGAGGGCTTTATTAGGTCTTTCTGGCTAATCCCATCGTCAATATCACCATTGTCAATGAGATCAGAGAAAAATTTAATCTTTGCTTCCTCAGCGTAGCCATCATAATGTTTATCTAAATCGGATGAGTACCATCCAATATCATCATTGCCAATTAATTCAAAACCAGTACTTTTTTCAGTTATCCTGTACCGAGCACCATAATAGTCTTCACTGTCAATATACTCACTACGACTCTCATATAGTTCGTCAGTGAATTTCTTAACGGCAGCATCTTCAAGGGCGCTTTCATCAACCTTGCCAGTCTCTTCATCTGTGTATTCGTCCCTGAGAGATTCTACAATTTGCTTGTATCTGTCACTATCCTCTTTCTCATAAATATCGTCATCAACTTCTGACTCAACAGCATCATCGTATGCATATCTGTCAATCTCAGAAAGTGGCACAAACTCAGGCTCAGTAAATCCGACCTCACTACCATCATCATTTTCTTTTTTGCCAAGCATGATCTGCTCAACCTGCACGCCATTGTTGCGAACAAACTCAAGCACCTCTTCTTTAGAAACTTTGCCTTCTTTTAAATTAAGGAAATCTTCTAACCCCAATGATTCAAGCTCTTCCTTCTTAACCCCCTGAATGTTTTTAATGCGTCCCATGAGATCCTTGGCTGGCATCTCTTTAAAACTCATCTTTTCGATTTCATTTTCAACCAGAGAGTAAAAGCCAAGTGGGCTCATGCGAGTTTGATTGTACTCAGCCAGAGCCAAAGGCTTATACATCTCCGCATTGCCTTCGCTTTTTCTTATTACCTTATAACCATTTTTCTCATAGAACTTTATCAGTCCCTCAAGCTCTGCCTCCTTGTTAGACGTACCAGTTGGGCTCGCGTTTAAAAACACAGCATCAGCACCTTCACTTAACGCCGCACTCTCAAGATCTCTAAGCGCTCTTGTCCCTTCGCCTGACCTACGCATACTAGGGTTGACTGCAATATCATCAACCTGAAATGGTCGCTCAAATTGATCAAGACCCTCTTTGCTTAAATCAACAACATCAGTGTAAATCCCATCAGGATTAATAAAATCCTCAATGCCACCATCCTCAGCCATGAAACTGCCCGAGGCCTTTACTCCATCTTCGTTAATACTTAAAGAGCCATCCTCTTCTGTCTGCACTCGAGGGGGCCGCTCTTGACCATACTGGTTAAGAACTTCCCCCTCATTCATGGTCGCTGACTCTCCCTCCCCAGGGATAACTTGCCTATTGTTTATCCTTACACCATAGCGCCCGAAAAACTCTTTTGGTGTAATGCCCAATCTTTGCGACATTGTAAGAGACATGCGCTCATAGAGCTGACCATAGGTCTTTGCATCTCGTGCCCTAATGCCGATTTCTTTTAATCTCTCACCAACACTCTTGCCAATCTCAGCAGACTCTTGCTCAGCAGTTTGCGCTCTTATCGTTTCCTCATTCTCAGCCACATCTTTCTGCTCAGCCTCAAGCCTTCGCCTGGCCTCATCTCTCTCTGCGGCCAATTCATTAGCTGTTAACTGCTCAGGGTCAAATTTGATATCATTCACTAATGCTTGATAGTGCTCAGTGCCTGCAATCTTTTCTGCCATTTTAGAAGTAGGGATCTTTACATCAACCCCTATCTCCTTGGCCGCTTGATACTCTTCCAAAATACCAAGCTCTCCTGCCATCTTTACAGGACTTGCTCCCTTTTCCTGAAAGTATTGCTCCATTGCTGCCAAAGGAATAAACACATTCTCAAGTGGCCCATCTTTTGTGAGCTTTTCAACATACTCTTTCATCTTCTCAGGCATGCGCTGCTTAAGCTTAGACTCATCAACACCATTACCAAGAGCTTGGTAAAACTCCTGATTTGCCCTTACTTGATTTGCCACCTTCATGCGCTGCATTCCCTGCATAGCTCCACTAGGGCCAACCATCAAACCACCACTAGCAGCGCCAAGAATACCAGCATCCATCGCTCTTTGAAGCATCCCTCTTGTGGCCTCAGGATTTACCCCTGATGCATACTCCGTAAAGTCTTGAGCTAAAGAGGTTAAAAACTCCTCATTCCCTTCTGCTGCAAACGAGTAAGCCATGGTCTTAGCAAAATCCTTCATCACCTCTTTAGAGACTTCCTTGCCATAACCTTTAGCAATAGCGCCTTCCCACTTTGCTAAAATGCCCATAGTGCCAAGGCTCTCAAAGCCTGCCTCTATAGTACCAACAGAAGCCCCTACAGAAGTGGCTGCCAAAGGATCATAGCCTTTCTCAGAAAGTTCACTAGATTTCTGGGCACCAGAGGTAAGCCCTGCTAGTGAAAGCCCTGCAGCAGGAGCTCCTAGGTAACTAGACGCTAGAAGTGCCATCTGAGTAGGGGCATTGTGAGCAAGCTGTAAAAACAAAGACTTACCTGCTCTAGCATACTCACCATCACTAATCGCCTGAGTGACAGACTCATGCAGTAGTGGTGTTGCCTCTTCTGCTTTTTGCGCATTCCCCGCATAGTAACTAGCAAGCTCGTTTTCCGTGCCATAACTAACCTGAGGCATGTCCAAAGATTTTCTGACAATATTACTAGGGATTAAAGAAAGGTTTCCAATAAACTGAGGAGTCTTTGCAAGCCCCTCGTTAAACCTATTTAGCCCAGAGTAGAGCGCATTATAAAGGCCAGAGTTTTCCTCAAACTCATTAACATTTTCATGGAGTTTTCCTAATGCCTTTAGATCATCTTTTGAAAGTGCTGCATTATTAGGGTCTGCAATCCACTCGGCAAGCTTAGGTGTTTTTTTTAAAATAGACTCATAGTCTGTATGATAAGCCTCTTTTTTTTTTACCAGATCATCATAGTTTCTTTCTACTACTTCCACAGGCAAAGAATACTCTTTACTTAGCTTTAAAGCGTTGGCCTTAAAGTCAGGCGCAATCTCTGCTGCTGCATGCATGGCCCCTGCCATTTGACCTGTTTTTTCGGTTTGCAGATCTCCAAGCATGGCATCGTATTCATTCCCTGCAGGAGCTTTATCTTTTACTAGCAATGAGTCGTATTCATTAAGAGCCACGATTTACCCTCATTTTCCTTGTGTACAATTCAAGAACTGCTTGATCGTTTACTGGCAAGTTACTTCTGCGCAAAGCCTCTTCAATCTTGCCTCGCTCTTCTTTGGGAATATCTGCTGCCTTAACATCAAACTTCTCCCCAGGAATGCGCTCAAAATTATATTTCTTTGTGCCCCAAAAAACACCTGGCTCTGTAACTCCTCTAATCCGCAACAAATCTACAATCTGCTGCACATCTTTATTGGAGGCTTTCTTTCCTGTCCGATCTTGAAAGGCCATGATCTCATCATCAACCTTACGATGAAACAACACGCCCTCTTTACTTCCTGGCTTAATTTTAATCTCTTTTAAAGCATCAGCCACAATCATTGAATCTGTGCGATATCCATCAAGTTCTTTAGGAGACTTCCCACCGCGCAATTGAGTTTGCATGTTAACTAATTCTTTAAACTCAGCATCCGCAAACTGATCCCTGTGCTTATACAAATTCTTCTCCATAAAGCTCTGCCTTAACTCAGGACTTGAAGCCATGGTCTTAAACTCGTAATAGGTCTCCCAATTAGTCTTAATGTTTTTCCCAGATGTCTTTGCGTCTGCGTATCTAATTAATGAACTTCTCTCTGAAAGAGAAAACTTATTCCAAACACTTGGCGGGATTGCATCCACAGTGCCATGCTTTTCAATCAGATCTGTTGCCGCAATATGGCTTTGCTCAAGATCAAGGCGCTCGGCTTGACGCTTTTGAACATAAATTTCACTAACTCTTCTTACCGTCTCATCTCTTAGCTTAGGATCTTCAACTTTTCGAGCTTCCTCCATTGCCTCAGACATGCTTAATCCTTTAGCAATAATGGCATCAGATGTTCTTTGCCCGCGACCTCTTAAGCTAGAAATTTCAAGATCCTTCTCTGCTGCAATCTTATCCTTACCTATAAAAAAATCCTTGTTGGCAGTGTAGTAAGCCTCTGCCCCCAGATCATCCCCATTGTTCATCATCATTTGTAAGACTGTGGCATGAGTCTGACTGGCAGCTCCCTCAGCCTTTGTCTTCACCCACTCAGAAGGTAGGCCATGCCTTTGTGCATGAGCCATGAGTGCCAATTGTTGGTCTTCAATTAAACCCTGTACTTTTTGTGGATCATTGTAGGCAGCTACTGCAGCATCTCGCTTTGTCTGCAAGTAGCTCTCAGTTTCTTGAGTATCATAGCTAAGCATCTCATTGCTAACATGCTTTTGGATTGTGCGATCAATACCAAGACCTTTATTAACAACAATCTTCTCAAAGGCCTGCTTTTGTCTTTCGTTTAAATCCTTACGAATATCTTCAATGCCTTTTATGTAGTCAGCCTTAACAGTATCAGGCAGACCAAAAGAGTTTTTCCCTTTCTGATTTAAAGCCCCGACATCTTTATCATACAAAAGCCTTGTCTCAAGCGCAGTGGCACGCCCCTCAGCTTCCATGATCTTAATCTGATCAGCATAGTCAGTGTAGTCTTTAACAATCTTTCCGGCCTGCTCAATAGCACCACCAATGGCTTTAGCTTCAGCTACACCAAAAGCGCCTTCTGCTACTCTGGCATCTACCCTATTTGAGGGCAAAGCAGACTCTTGCACTTGCCCTTGTGTGTACCTTTGAACCGTTGGCATTAACTATCCCCTCTTAGACCAGGATTAAAACTTACCCGAGTCTTTGCCCCATTGTGCAAAGTGCCCTGCTGCCTGCATGCCGCCACTTAATAACGTGGAAAAACTTCTTGAACTAGCATCAGCTCTTGCTCTTGCAGAGTCCATTGCATACTCTTGTTGCTGCATCCCAAAACCAAGTGCCTCTCTAAAGGCATTGTTTTTTATTCTTAGTGAATCTTCGTATCCAAGGACTTGAGTTTCCTTCATGATGTCTGCCGCCGAGCCACCATCAACACTAATTCCCTGAGCGGCAAGTGCGACCTTTTGCGATCCAGCCATGCCCTTAACCTTTTGCATGTACTGTCGAGACTCCTCTTCTCCACGCTTAAGGGCATCTTTTTTTTGCACCTCAGCTCTGCGAATATTAATCGCATTCATGGCCTCAGTGTACTTACCCTGCATTTGATAGCCCTTGGCCTGAGCGTCTGCTGAGAGTAATGAGCCACCCGCCATTAATAATGAAGATATTGCTGCCATAACTTACCCCTTAAATGGAAATAAACCTGCTGGTACTACTGCTAACACTGTCCATGGCAAAGGATCTATTTGTCTAATAAAAATCCTGCCATTGCTATTCCACTCTGCTCTTATGTTTACATCCATGGTGCCTGTTACTAACTCCACTGGCTCATCATATCCTTCAAAACTTCTGACCTTAACCTCAGTCAAACCATCCAAAAGATCACTATCACTTGGAGTCTTGCCACCAACCCAGCCACCTCGAGATTTCTCAACAAACAAAGTTACCGCAGAAACATTGCACTTCTTATCAGAAATGGTCTCTCCACCAGGGTTGTCTATGTTTAAAGTCTCAATGTCTGATGTATAAGGAAGGCCAATGTGAATCACCGTATAACATTCTGTTAAGGTGATAGCGCCGTCTTCCACAGTAACCTCAGCGTAACTAGGGTTGTTTGGATTGGCTACAACATAACCATCAGCAAACACAGAGACACTCTCACCCTCTAAGTGCCAAAGACCACTGATCTCATCAACAGCTCTCGACCACAGCAAAGTAACCGTGGATCTTATCTCAGCAGGCACAGTTCTGTTGGCTTTCCCAGTAACCACAGTCGAAGAGGTGTAAGCTTCAATCGTAAAACGAACAATGCCGCCATCAGATAAATTAAAATGAATTTCATTACCAACATCTGCTGCTGTGAAAAAACCAGTGCTAGATGTACATGTCAACGTCTCATCGTAAGTCCAGTTAGTCCCACCGCTAAGCGCCATCGTGTGAGACAAAGAAGTGTTTCTTCCATCATAGGATAAATGAGAGTCTAAAAACGTAGCATCTTTGATGTTATCAATAAACCTTGTGCTAAACTTTTCTACATATCTTTTCTCATAACCATCAATCACTCTGTTAATCACAAGGTAAACTTCATCCTCTGATGCCCCTGGGATTGTGGTCACATTCTCTGCATAAGTATCTGTCTGAAAATCATGTCGATGCCAAGCAAGCATCTCTTGTTCTTTGATGTAAGTTAGGCCCAGCAGTGCGCCATCATCTCTGACTGCCCACACTATTGAATGAGGAATCTGCTGATATGCCCAATCAATTAACTCGTAACCATCAACTAAGTGAGAAGAGTAAATGGTTAAATCATTTCCGCGATAACCATCCGATTGAAAATCAAAACCTAAATCCCTAACTACACCTCCCCTTGCCTGCACATACAACGCTGTGTTGCCAACAATGATAGGTGATAAATTAGACTTAGACCCATTGTAAGAGTATTGCTTCAAATTAACTTGCCCAGGTGTTAACAAACCCGCAGCATCACCCTGAGCAGCATGCTCACCTGTCTCCGTAAACAAGACCAAGGTGCCAAGATCAATCATGTTGTGAATCTCATTTACCTGCCTACCAACAATTGAAAAGGTCACAGCATCATCATCTTGAGTGGGCGATGATGTGGTGTAATTGTAGAAATTAGCCGTGCGTGATGCATAGCAAGCTTCTGTATCATTGTCTTGATTGGCAAAGAGTAGTCTTTGCTGGTAGTAAGTCACACAAGAAGGATAGTCACCTGTGGTGGAAAAAGGATTTCTTGCCGCCGGAGGAGTGTCAGAAGTGTCAGGATCAACCGCACCGATATCATTAAAGGTTGTAGATCCTGCGATCCCAACAAACCCATAAACTCCATTTAATGCTCGATAGATATTATATTGCCCAGCTCCACTTACAGCCGACCATGAAATGGTGTTATAGTTTGCTGAGCTTAGAGTCGCATTCCCTGTTGTTGTCGTACCCACAGAAGAGGCTAAACTCTCTTCAAAAGTAGTGGCATGAATTGCGGTGATTTTATAAGTGTAAGTTGTTGAGCCAGTCACACCCACAGGAGTCACCGTTGGCGTCCCTGATGGAGTGCCAATCTCAGGAGCAAAGCTTATTGCCGCTAGTGACCAACTAGTATCTCCTGACCTAGATAGGGTACGCGGCGCATAGCCTGGATGAGCAATGGTTATCACATCAGCAGACTGCACAAATTTAAAATCCATCAGATCTGCTTCCACATAAGGAGTAGCAATCTCATAGATATCAGCAGCCGTCCCTCCTGATGTGTATGCTGTGTAGGCACTCGAATCTATATCTACATCATTTAGATCTTGTAAAGAAAAGGTATCTGCTGATAGTGAAGTGATACGAAAATTTCTTCCGTTAATCTCCGACATCCCACCCACAGATGAAATGTAAACCTCATCACCTGTTGAATAACCGTGGCCTACAATAGTCACTACGCATGGATCTGCTTGCGTTACACCTGTAATGTTTTGAGCGGTGTTAGTCACCTGAGCGCCATTTTTAATCACGCGCATGTAGGTGTCACCAAACTCTAAAATATAAGTCTGAGCCGTGTTAAACACAAACGGCACTAACCTTACCGCAGTGGTTGAATCTTTAACCTCACAAACAAACTGTGTCCCTGGCCTATTGGTCGCCCCGCCATGCCTCATCACATACATGTTGCGCAGAGTCTTTAGCCCTGTGGCATACTTAGAAACATCTACTCTGGCATAAAGGGCAGGAGTGATTTCACCACTAGCAAACGATCTTTGCGTGATCGAAGACATTACTTACCCTCTGCCTTTTCTTCCCTAACATCAGGATACATTTTACTAGCATCAATCTTACTCTTACCGAGTAAATCCATGTCTGTTATTTGTAAATCCAAAGTACGCTTTTCACCATCTTTGGTCTTATACTCACTCACTGAGCATACATCTGCCATCGCCTCAATCTTCATCTTAGTACCAACAGCAGGCATCTCTTTAATCCCAAGCAAAGATAACACCTCTTCACTTAAACAAATCCTTAATCCATAAGGATACTCAGGCTTTTCGATTTCTGAGGCTAACTCTTTACTTGGCTCACTTACTGACATCTTCATTGATTTCATAATGGCTATTTCCTAATTTCTATGAGCTCACAATCAGGAATCTGATCTGGCTGTTCTTCGTTAAAGGCTGAGGCTACTGCACGACTTGCCTCTATCCTGTACATGTTAAGTGCTTTCTCTGACAATTTAAATGGATCACCCGCAGTTAGTCTTGCCGCAATGTAAGAGGCTAATCTGTAACTCATGGCTAATGTAAAATCAGGAGGGAAAAATTGAGTGTCTGTGACTTTTACTGTGTACTCGCCCCAGGCCTCTGACATGTCTGAAAAAATAAGTTTTCCTGCACTGTCTTTACCTATCCGGTAAGGAGTGCGGCTAGTATGAGTGTCGTTTCTCTGCCCACTAAGTATGCGACGAAACAACAAACAATCAGTAGGATAACGATACGAGTAAGCCCATTCTTCATTAGGATCTGCTTCAATAAGATTAAGCGCTGCCATCTCTGTAGCAAATGGCCATCGGTAGTCTCTTAACACTACATCTCGGCATATTGTGTAAAAAACTCGACAAGTAGCTGCTTCCTGAGATTGCTCAGTGTCTACATTGGCTATCGGTTTTGATATTCCTAAATGAGAAAGAGCCAGATTGCAAATCTCTGTTGCTGATGCCATGAAGCTAGCTCCTTGCTATTAAGTAAATTTGCCAACAGCAATCGCTGTAGCCCCCGCACCAGTAGTAACCTTCCATGCGCCACCACTAGACCTTGCCCCAATCACTACACTATAAACACCAATAGGTGTGTTTGCTGCAGTTAGTGGAATGGCTGACCCACTTCCATCTTTAATTGAACATGTACCTGTTGCTGCTGTTGCCACCGTGACAATCACTCTTTCTAGTAAATCACCAACAGCCCCTGTTGGGCCAGCCACCTGATCACTTTGTGATGCTGCAACAGTCTCATACATCGTATTGAAATCTTCTCTTGCGCCCATCTTACTTCCTTATTAAAAAAACGGGAGGCGCCGCCCCCCGCTAACTTTAGATAACTTCATCTGTGAATTCATCTTGAGGTTCGTCCTTGAACTTAGATGCTTTGGCCTTCCGTGGCTTATCGTCAACTAACACATCAACCCAAGAAGGAGCTAGGTACTCTTTATTATCCACAATAAAGAAGGTCTTATCCTTTGGATTAAGGACATCAGACTTTAGAATGAAGTCTTTCAACTTCATCTGAAAGTGACTGCCCTCGGGTCTTCTCTTGTGGTTATAGTATCCTAGCTTCGTTGCAATAACATTTATGTTCATTTTATCCTCTCAAGCTATTTAGGGCTAATTAAGAAATGGTAATACCATCTGCATAAGACTTATACTTTTGAACCATGTTTAATGGCTGCAAAAATGCCGTCAAAGTCACGCTTGGTGAAGTCCCACCAACATCATAATAAACCCGCAAATAGCGCTCAACAGCAGCGCCTACAGGAATAGGTAGGATGTGCGTAGAACCCGCAGTGAGATTGCCGTAAGTAATGGCCTGAGTGACTAACGCTGTTGCAGATGAAAATGATGTGTTATCATCACACTCAATCTTGAAAGAATAAGTCTCATCAGTGGTGGTGCCATCAGCAGCAACATCAATTTGTAAAACCACAGCTAAAGGCTCTCCATCAAAAATATTTTGGGCACTTCCCAGATCAATATAGTTGGTGGATGCTGCATCAGCAGTGACTGCCTGTGCACTAGAAAATAAACAATGTGCATCTAAAATCATCTTAAACTCCTATTTTAAAAAATTAAACTGCTGCTTCTGTCTCAAGTAAGGCATCACAAACACGAATTGGAATCCCTCTAAAAGTGGGAGTCGATACACCATCAACGTCTTTGTAAATCAAACCGCCACCAGAAATAACATCATCTCTGCGCTGAATATCAAGCATTTGAAAAACAGTCCTGTTCATGTAGAACACAGGCTTTCCAAGCTTCATGGTTGGTAAACGATGAGTCGCTTTAATCATTAGCTCAATTAAATCAGCAGCACTTGATTTTGCAACAAGGCTAGAAATATCAATCGAACCAATACGCACAGCATAACGCCAATCTTTTACCGCAACACCACACTTCCACTGCCAATGATCTTGATATGCACGCATTCTGTTACCAGCAATACCTGCAGTAGTCTCAATAGTTTGCTCACCAAGATCTTCATGCATCAAGCCAGCCTTAGAACCCTTAGGGAATATTCCATGAAGAGTCTGAGCGCCCCAAGCTATCAACCAGATAGAAGAGTTATCTGTGCTTGCACCAGCAGCATCAATCACATTCTGACCATTTGTTGCCGCAGGATCAGAGTAACGAATAGACAAACCTGTAAACTCCTCAGGAGCTGTGCCACTATTTCCATAGAAAAGAGTGCTTACGAATTCCTGGTTCATGGCTTCAATAAATGCCTGAGCTTCGCTTAAACGAAAGGCTGCAGTGTTACCATTAAGCATGGCAAGATCTTTATCGACTTCACTCCAAGCCTCAAGCATTCCACACTGCTCATCAATTTGTGCAGTGGTGGACTTAGATGGTTGAACACCTTGGTTTAACAATCTCCATGCTACTGTGGGTAAACCTGTGCGCACTGTCGTACGGTGGCCCGTAGGAAGATTACCCTCCATCCACAACATATCATCAAGTACTTCATTGGTTTGAGACAAAAGCTCAACAATGCTTGGGACCTTTCCATCTGGGTCTAATCTCTTGGCCCAGTCTTTTAACGTAAGGACGTTTGCTCCTAATTCTGCCATTATTAACTCCTAGTTACTTGTTAATTTTTTGCTCCATAAAAGACCTCTTCCATGGATTTTTTGGTGGATGCATTTGAGGCATTGGCTGAAACTAAAGTATCATCTGCCATCGCTTTACCGATGCGACTAAAAACCCTCACTAGCTCAGGATGGTTTCCCAATCCGGTTTTGTCTAGGGTTTCCTTTAATTCAACAGATCCAAACTTTTCAAGAGCTCTGTGTGCAAACTCAACGCTTTGGTTAAAGCCTTGCCCACCGAGCTCTTTGTCGTTCATAACGGCATCAACCCACCCTGCTTTAGTCTCCTCAAATGTAGACTCTTGCGTTTTTTGGTAGGCACTCACAGTCTCATTCTCTCTGTTTAATAAATCCTGAGCTTGTTCGTTGGAAAGATTGTTAGCTTTTGCAAAAGCTACGACTTCCTCAACTTGCTTAGCATCTAACAAAGACCCATCAGGAAGTTTGACATCATACTTGATCTCTTTTACTTCTGATGGTGGTTGAACTTGCTGCTCGCTTGCTGACTCCACAGGTGGCACTTGCGCTTCGTTACCACTAGCCTGAGGAGCTTGCGTAGTATCTGTGGCGTTAGTGTTATTTTGAACCACGTCTCCTACTTCACTCATAAACGACTCCCTTTTGTTGCATCCTTCATTCTTTATAAATCATGTACCCAATCGGCTACAATCATCATTGTTTAATCTCTTTATTCTCTTTCATCATGTTTACATAGGCCATCGGATCAGCGTCCATGATGTCACCTAAAATCTTTAACCCCACATTACGTTGACCCTCTAAAAAGAAAGTCTCACTTGAACCTGTAAATGAAGTCTTGTAAACACCACACAGCTCTAAGTATTTCCACAGCAATCGCCGCCCCTGAATGGTGCCAAGCACAGAGCGCACATCATTAAGCTCCTGGTCCCTACGAAGCTTCTCGTTTACTTTAGCGTTTTTTACCTGCGATGGATCACTGGCATTCTTCATCGCTGCTGCACTCCGCCTGCCATTGCCGCTAATGCAGAGCCATCATCCATCCTAGTCTGTGATAAATCCCTAGCTGTGGCTGCAGCCTGTTGCGCCATCTGCATTTGTTGCTGAGCTTGAGCGGCCTCTTGTTTTTGCTGCCTTAATAAAGCCACCTCATCATCACTACGCACTATCCCTGGTGGCACAGAGGTGATATCAGCATAAACATCTATTGCTTGATCAGTGTTTAATTTATCCAAAACACCTGGATCGTATTGCGCAATTTGTCCAACATAACCACTAAAGCGCTCAATCCCAGAAATGCCTACAAGCTTTTGCGCCTGCGCCATGATTGAGATGTACTCAACCTTTAAATTCACCCCTTGTAACTCCTCAGGAGGTGGAGGCAATAAACCTTGTTTTATGTGAATATCAAAGGCAATGTCGATTAATGGATCTAGTAGGTCCTGATTAAGCTGCTCAAGTACAGGGCCAAGAGCTAAGAGTTTTTCCTCGTGACGCTCCTCAATCTCTCTGGCTGTGATTTGCCGACGATCAGAAGAGGCCAGCATTAAAAACAAATCAGCATAAAAGGCTCGATTAATCCTCTGCCTAACCTGCTCTTGCTTCATCTCCATTTCTTGAATGCGAAAGTTTACCTCATGAGCTGGCCGAAAACCCTGTTGCCCATCCCTAATGTCTGTGTAAGTAATATCTCCAGGCAAAATACTAGCCGCTTGATTCTTCATTGAAATAGGCGCGACCATTGGTGGCCTAATCATCTTCTCAATCGCCTCAAAACTTCTCTTCTCACCAAGCTGTAACTGCTTAATGTCACCTAAAGCATCCATTCCAGGGCAGCTCGTACCGTAAGAGTCCTCACCTGTAACTTCCCAGCGAGGAGATAGGACAGGGAAAACATCATACCCTGACTCTCTCAGCATGCTCTCGTTTTCAAACATGTAGTTATTCTGCTTTCCTGCCATTCCACGCTCATAGTAACAAGATGAAAAGCGCTTATACTTTGCCTCTACTTTGCGCGGATCATACTCAGGATTAGGCGCAATAACATGAGTAAGCTCAATGCGCTGCTCATACTGAGCCGTGTCCCACAAGACTTTAATATGGGAGGAGATGTTTGACCAATCTGGCTGTCCTGACTTATCAAGCTGACCAAAAGTCTCAATGATTTGCCTAACACTCATAGTGAAATCACGGATAAAAACATCCACCATGCCTAGTGAGTTTTTTGAAATCATGTAAGAACCCACAGGAAAAGATGAAGTGTTCATCACATTCCCTGTAAAATCCTCTTCAATAAAAATGGGAGCTGTACCAAAAGTGCCTAAATCACCATAGCAAATAGGGAGAGTGTTATAGAGATTGGATTTTAAAAACGATGTGGTAATGATTTGTTGGGTTTTAAAAAGCCAGTTCTTTACAGGTCCAAACTCACCAAGAGCTGGGTCAGGAGTGGCTAACCTAAACCAAGGCCTTGCAGGTGAAGTCACTCCACTCATCATGCCTGAGCGCAAAGTCCTTGCGGCAAGAGTCCCTGTTGAGTCAATGATCTTCTGATTCCTACGATCACCTTTGTTTACATCAGAAGTATAAAAACGAGAGCGCCGAGGCAAGATGTAGTCACTTAAGTCTCGCCAATGAGGGATAAAAGTTGAGCGCTCGTTTTCAAGCTGAGCACGCAAGATCTCAAAGCGTTGGCGTTTTGAATAAATTGATTTTTGCATTAAGACCCCAAAAGAGTTTTTGTGCCTGATGTGTTTGGATCAGCCGTTGACCCACCAAGAGGAGAGGATAAAATAGTGCTAGACCTTCCGGCATACTTTGCTCGCATGGCCCTTTGTCGCATGCGCTCTTCATTAAGACCTTTAGCAGCCTTGGTCTTTTTCTCCTGCTCAGCAATCTGCTGCTCATTTTTGTCTTGCTCGGCATTGGCAGCATCAATTTGCATGTTCATTTTTTTGTCTGCATTTTTTGTTTCATGATCAATTGCTTGCTTGCCCATTAGTAATGCGCCGATTGCCGCAATTGTTGTTGCTCCTGCCAAGATGCCCCCTCTTTAAAAATGCTAAACTTCCATGATGAATGCACGCTCAACAAATTTAAACCCAAAATGTTCAAGCGATCTATCCCTTACAGGTGTCTCTTTAAGTAAACAAAAGGTCAAGATATTGGCCACTTGCTTACCAGTTTCAATGAACTTTTTTAAAAGCATCAACCCTGCTCGAGTCTCTCGGTGCGCTTCATTCACCCACCAAAACTGCTCTGCTAACGTAACTAGTTTGGGATTAAAAAAATGAGGAGTCAATAGCCCAGCAACAACACCAACAACCGACCTAGTAACACCCGTCTCCTCACTAATGTAGTCGGCCACATAAACAATGTGACTCTCAATCATGTACTCAAGCTTTTCTTCCATGCCCGCTCTATCGTCAGAAAAAAAAGAATACTTCTCCATTCCATAATAATTTGAAAAAGACTCTAGCTCAGATAGTATCGGTTTAATGTCTCGCACCTCTGCTCTTCTTACTACATACATATCAACACTCCACATTAAGTTGTCGCCCTAAACAAGCTAATCTTTTTGATTAAATGGATCATAGTCAGACTGATACCGAGGCTTCATCAATGCCCCTATCACTGGGTCTATGCCTGGCATCTCAGGGAATGCAAAGGTTAGTGCCAACGCATCGCATAAATCAGGAGAGAAGCCCAATCTCTTTTTGATTTGTTCTTTAGGTTCAAGAAGGAAGCGTCCGTTTTGAAAGGCGTAGGTTGGTGAGCAGAGTTCTTTAATCAGGGAATCATCATCAGGGATGGAGCCTCCGCGCTTAATCCATTCGGCCATGTTAAACCACATCTCACTGCGTTTGTTGTAGTAGCGGTTATCAATGGCTTTACCTGAAAAGTGAATTTCTTGAGGCGAATGTCCGGCTTGAATAAGTGAGTCAACAACCCCACTGCCAAAGCCTCCAGTGCCATCAATAAACTCCATCTCACTCTTCCACTTACTTTTGGCTAGTGCCACTCGAGCTGCGATTTCATTAGACCTTGCACCGATCATTACAACAGGTTTAAAACATCGCAAGCCCTGTCGCGGGATGATCACGGATCTGTCTCCGCCAAAACGACCAACGTCTACGCCCAATCTTTTTTGAGCCTTCTCATAATCAGAGGGAGGGATCTGCCTATTGACTGCCTTAGTAACTTCATCAAGAGAAAGAAGCGTATTGATATTGCTTTCAGGAAATTCACCTAGGATATAAGCCTTCACCCATGGGTTATCTCGCCCGTAGATTTTGATCTGCTCACGCGCCCATTCAATATTAATACGACTAGATCTTCTAGGACTATCAGGATCACCTGTGATTTGTATGATAGTCCATTGCTCACGAAGCCTTGTTGCTGCCTGATAAAGCATGCCATCATGAGAGGTGGGATTCCCTGCTTGAAGGATTTTGCCAAAAACTGGACCTGTTGAAAGCCCTTGCTCGGCTGACTTGATGATTGATGGAGGGATGTCACCGCTTTCATCAATGAGGTAAAGCACATACTTTGAATGAAGCCCTGAGAGTGTGCGCCCGACCTCTTCTGCGTTAGCAGTTTTGGCAAAGCTCCTTGCTGACATGAACCAGGTTGAGGGATGGTCTTTGGCAAAGATGCGCGAGTGAGTCCAGGTGAAGAGATGCTTTAAAAGATCACTTCGATCTTGCCACTTAGACATTTCAGCCCACAGGTTATCTTTGAGATTGTCAGCAGTGACTGATACAGCAGCAGCTTTGGGATGCTCGCCCTTATCGCCTCTTGTCGTGAGGAAGTGCCAGCCAGCCATGGCCAAGAGCGCTGACTTGCCTGGGCCAGCACAGGCTTGCAGAGAGATGCGTTGAGCCTTGGGGTCACTCGAGGCAAAGTGCATAAGCGCCTCTTCTTGCCAAGAGTCTAACTCAACATTAAAAACATCATGCACAAAAAGCGCAGGGCTAGCTCGCCACTCCTGCATTTTTAAGCACGCTTTGCGCATGTTTATGCGTCTCTTTCTTTGCGATAACTTTGCGAAACGAGATCCTCGAGCGTGACCTGCCCGCTATGTTCAACGCGATCAGTTAAAAGCTTTAGGTTTTTAGCGAGCATTTCTAGGGCTTTGTTTTTATCCCAAAACATCACTTCCTTGTGCATTGCAACATGCTCCCCTTCTCTGTCGAACTCTTCTCGCACCTTCACGCCCTTAAGCGCAGAGCGTAACTGCTCAGGCCATTGGGAGGGGTGTAAGAGCTCACCATTAGGCCCGTAGGCGTCTCTGATGTCCATGGTGGCAATCCTACGCATTTCCATCAGCACGCGCTCCTTGGCCCATTCTGTGCGGTCTGAGAGGGCTTGGTCGTAGGCTTTGGTTCTATCGGGGCACTCGCGCACATAGCGCATCAGGTCGGAATAACGAATACTCAGCAGGTCAGCAAAGTCGATGGCTGATCCGCCATTGGTGACATGGTTAATCAATTTCTCCATCAACCTAGGATCGGTCCAGATCATGAGAAGGCGTTGCTCAAAAGTGATCATGTCGCTCATGGACAAAACTTAAGTTGTAGGGTCCGGCGAAGTCAACAGCAGGGAGGATGATGCAGGTGGGTTAAGCGTGACGCAGGTGCTACTGTTAAGCTGTTAAGCTAACCCACCCATAGTTCCCCAAACTATATACAAAACACTATATACTGCAAACCACTATATTAGTACTTTCTAATATACTATATAAATATAATTATTAAATAATAAAGGGTTAACAGGGTTAATAAGAGAATAATATATATACTAAGTATTTGATTTTGTTATGTTTTTAAAAATTAAGTGTGTCCGTTAAACCTCCTTTTGTGTAATCCTCTGGGAGGCTTACAATGTCTATACTGCGTCACAAATGTGCGTGAAGTGTTTTTCTAAAAAATGCTCGCTGCGACACGAAACTACGTCAGATTTGCGTCATTTAAGCCAAATAGGGTTCGCACGAGGAGGCGGTTTAACGGGTAGGGTTTAACAAAGCACCCCGCGTTAGATCTAAACACGGGGCGTAAATTGAAGGTCGAGACATGGGATTTAGCCTCAAAAACTTATCGGGAGATGGGGGGCGAAATGGAGTCCAGGGGCGATCACGCGAAGCGGCAAAGTGACAGATGTAACATCTGCTGTAACATTAGAAGAACATGATATCTTAATTTACTAATAAATAATAAAGTTTTGTTGCAGCATGGCGAGGGGTGAGCGCTCGGCGAATGAGTCCAAAGGCCAAACAATAGGTCAAAGCTTTGTGCCCACCCCTCAAAAAGAAAACAACAACTATAATAATTCTCTGCTGGTGGGAGATAAAAGGCAAAAAAAAAGCCAGGTTTTTACACCTGACTTTTTTTCTCGCACATCCAATCCCAAGAAAACTCTTTCGAGAGATCTATTAGGCTGATGTAAGAAAGAAACTACCACTACATATAGTGATCGTCAAATTATTTCTTAAGCCACAGAGCGCAAAGCTTTGACCCCTATTTTCCTGGCGACATACCTTGATAGTTCGCACCTTCAATTCTCAACAAAGAAAACAACGGGAGAGGGGCATTTGGATTTCAAAGAACTATCATCACGACTTAGACCTTATTGGGAAACAATCCTTACAGACATCTGCCCAGGTGGAAAGCGCGTAGGCAGCGAATATGTGGCTGGCACTATATATGGTGGGCCAGGCGACTCGTTTAAATTCAACCTAAATAAGGGTGTCTATAAGGACTTTGCGAGCAATGATTCTGGTGGAGACATTTTGCATATTTATGCAACAGTCAAAGGCATCCCTCAAAGCGAGGCGGCTAAACGACTTGAAGAATCTTACCTTGGCAATCATGCAATCCCGACCCACACACAGCCACTGCCAAGACCTAAGGGCGAGCCTGTGGCTTTACCTCCCGACACAGATTTACCGCCATTCATATCAGGCCATAACGCCCCAACATTTACAGACGTGTGCTATTCACCAAAAGGCCACATCCTCACTGTTGAGTGCAGATATGATAATGCTGATGGCACAAAGTATTATGTTTGTCACACCCCATATAGGTACGCCAATGGGCAAATAAGATGGGAGCGCAAAGCCCTACCTTCCCCTCGCCCATTGTTTGGACTAAACGAATTAGCCAAATTTCCCAATGCTAAGATCATTATTCCTGAGGGGGGAAAAAGTCGGCGAGCTTTAAGAAATATCCTTAAAAGAGAAAACCTTTATGGGAAGTTGTTACCAATGAGCTGGTCTCATGGGGCGCAATCTGTGTTTAAAAATAACTATGATTGTTTAAAGGGGAAGCACGTTATCATGTGGCCTGACCACGACAATGCAGGCTATGAGGCGATGCAAGCGCTTAAGACAATTCTTTCGCCGATTGTGGCCAGCCTTAAGATCCTCACACCAGAGCGTGACAGGCCTGATGGATGGGATGCTGCCGATGCACTCCAAGACCCTGAGTTTTCTTTTCGGGAATGGGCGCCCAAGCATGTGACTATTATTCAAGAAGAGGCCAGGACTAAGGTGCCCGAGGTTGTAAGCGATCAGTGCATTGAGGTGAGGCAATCAGATGCCGATGCAATTGGCCAGTATAACCTTAGTCCCGAGGCATGGGCGCTGCTCAATGTGACTTCAAAGCGTGGAATTGCAGGGACCACAAACAACATCTCCATTTTGATGAAAGAGTCTGGGCTGATTAAGGATGAATTTTGGTACGACTCTTTTGCGCAGACTGAAATGATGAAGCCAAAAGATCCTGAAAAGAACCCCGCAGGTGAGGTGATGACTCACGGTGCCTTGGTACGATTAAGAATAGCACTGCAAAGAAAGTATTCATCTTTTGCTATGCTGTTTGAAAGGGATCAATCTTTTGAAAATGGCTTTGCTTTAACGTGCGAAGACTTTGAGCAAAACTATGCAATGAAATTTATAAGCCGACTTAAGTGGGACGGTACGCCAAGGCTTGATACATTTTTAATTGAAGCCAGTAAGACGGTGATAAAAGGGCGAACGCGCAAGATAGAAGATAATGAATACAACAGGTTTGTCAGTCGCTATCTGATGATGGCACCACTATGGCGAGTGTTACACCCAGGCAAGCCAATGCAGATGATGCCAATATTAGAAGGGCCACAAGGCACAAGGAAAACAACATTTGCAGAGGCGTTAGCAATCCCAGGGACATTTAGGAGTTTGCAAATAAACCCAAGTGACAAAGACACAAAGATTGCGCTGCTTGGATGCTCAATCATTGAGTGGGGTGAGCTTACCGATATGTCAAAGCATCAGAGCAATATCATAAAGAACTTTATCACGCAGCCAGTAGACGTGGTGCGCAGACCATACGGCAAAGCAACACTGACATTAAAACGAACAGCGGTATTGATTGGCACCACAAATGATGATGCATATTTAAAAGATCAAACGGGGAATAGGCGTTACTTGCCTGTGCATGTGCCAGGGGTATTGGATGTTGATTACCTAATGAAGTGGCGTGAACAAATATGGGCAGAGGCATGGCATAGGATTGGGCTAGGCGAAGAGGTTTGGGATGCGCCCCAAGAGATGGCAGAGATAGAGCAGAACAAACGCGTGCCAGAAAACTCAGTACTTGAAGTGGTGCAAGAATATTTTGCAGTTGAGAAAATGAGCGGATCTTTTCGCTTGTGCGATTTTAGGGAATGGCTTAACGAGAAAAAGCCTGCATTGTTCAGATCACTCAAAGGCAACATAGATCACACTATAGCTTCTGCGCTTAGGAAGTATGGGCTTGAGTCTAAAAACCGAAGGGTTGGTGGACTTCAGGCAATGTGGTGGAGTCTCCCCTCCGACGATGATGCTGATGGGGTTTCTTCAGAGGGTGATAATATGAAGTTAGTTAGAAACGAGGCTGATGGCACGATGGTTCTAAGGCCCAGGCTTCATTGAGAGAGGTGATCGGGTCACGCGCTCTGTGCACTAACAATAACAAAGGAAATAAATTAAGATGAGCGGCAAAAGAATAAAAACATTTAAAGAACTAGAAGAAGAGATAAGCCAATTTACTCTGGAGGAAAAGGACGAATACATTAATGAGCTACTCGGCAAGCAGCATGAATACTATTCAACCATAACAATGTTCTTTTTAAAGAGTGGAAGGGTTATCATAGGAAGTGTTCAGCCAGAGAAGGAGCAAGGATGGATTGAAATAAATGAGGCTTATGTTTTACCTTTGGATGTAGATTTTGAACTCGCCTTGCGAGCGGCAAGTGGCTATGAAATCGAAAAAGATGGCCTAACTTACCCAATCAAAATAGAGTCACTCGCTAAAGCGTTAAGAGACAGTGGTCAGCACAATTCTGGCGCGAGCATGTCTCTCAACAAAAATTCAATAGAAGCATTTGCTCCTGTTTTGAATGCTAAAGATACATGGGGAGACCTTTTTGTGTTTTACGATGAGGTAGGCGAAGCAATAGACCTAAGGGGGATTTTTCCAGATCATTTTATCAGAGCAAAATGGCGAGCTGAAAAAGAAAATCCAAGCCATTGAATCTTGTCAGAGGAGAGCAGGTGGAAAACACAGAGAGAATTTTGCGTGAGCAGCTTGTTGAGCTAAGGGCATTACAGATTGCTGAGTTGAAAAAATTAATCGAAATAAAAGACGCGGTGATTGCTGAGCTAAGGGGGATCATTATTGATCATATTACTGGTTACAGTGCTACTCAAGACTCAGCCAGGCCATACCAAATCAAGTGGGAAGGTAGTGAGTCTGGGTCGGGTGATGTGACTTTGTACAGCAGCTATGGCGCCTTTAATGCAGCGAAGTGTGGCCCTACTGCAGAAGAGTCTAAAGAAGATGTGCAGCCTTAGCTAGCAGCAGCACGACTAAGGGTTTGTTGTTTTGTTTTCACAGCACTTAGTGAGCGTTCAAGATCTTTAATCAGTGCCTTTACGGATGCTTCACTAAGGGCAATTGATTGTGTAGTTTGATCACCTTGGGTGAGGTGAATCCAGACCACAGGCTCCCACTGAAATTGTGAAAATACTTCTGCCCAGTAACAACCTTCAATGTCGGCTGAGGTGTTAATGTTTGCTGTGTTTTCTCCCTTAATGAGTTTGGTTTGCATAAAAAACTCTCCTCTTTTTCCTGTGGTAGTGGCTGATTGACAAGCTTAAGCGTAACCCATAAAATGTAAACTATGCGCAAACTTTTTGTAAACATCTCAAAAGGAGACGTTCTTTATGCGAAAGAAAAAGTCTAATTTAAGCGAGGCGATAAAGCCAAAGAGTAAGACCAAGGTCACCATAGGGATTAGAGTAAACCCAGAAACTCGAGCATTTTTAAAGGATTGCGCTAACAACAGTGGCACATCACTAAGTAATTTGTGCGAGCAAATTGTAAAAAAGTGGATTGATGGTTAACAACTTATTTTGTTTACTATGTTGGTATAGTGTAGACGTCTTTGATAGTGGGGGCAAGTGCCTGCAGAAATTAGGGTTGGCGATTTCATTAGGGTGAACAATAGGACTGGGCAATTGGTGCGCTTTCAGGCTGATGGGGACACTTTGTTTTTGCGGGTGAAGTACATTGGCGAGAGTGGGGCTGAGTGGTACATGGATTTGATGATTAGACCAAGCACGGCTCACCTCTATGCCGTGGAGTTAGTTAGAAAAGAAGAGCTTAAAAAAGAGGAGTGAGAAGTTAAGATGTGGAAAAAGTGCCGTAAAGACAGGCCTCCACCTTATCGAACGTGCATTTTTAAATATTCTCTAAAAAGGTTTGATTGGAGTGAGCCATTAATCAAATATGCTATTGGCCATATTGGATATGAAAATTTAAGTGATGAGGTGATCAACAAAGATTGTGAATTGCCTTATTCGTTTTACCAAGACTACGATGAGTGGATGCTTGTTGAGGATTAGAAAAAGGAGCGAGTGAATGAGTGAAGAATCTAAAAACGAGAAAGAGAAATCATTGCGAATATTAATTTTGCAACGAGGTTGGGTGATGGTTGGTTATTTTTCAGAAGACAAAAAGTTAAGGGAGTGCTTGTTAGAAAAAGCAAGTGTTATAAGGCGCTGGGGCACAACTAAAGGGTTGGGTGAAATTACCTTTGATGGGCCCACATCGGAAACTGTTTTAGATCCATGCAATGGCGATGTAAAAATTCATCCCTTAACGATTGTGGCGAGTATTTCAGCGAATGAAGAGAATTGGAAAGAGCATCTTAAATGATTTTGTTTGAAGACGCGCAAACGAGTAGTGGCGATGGCGATGGCAATGGCAATGGCAATGGCAATGGCTATGGCGATGGCGATGGCTATGGCGTTGGCGA